CGATCTGCAGAGGCCGTGGCCTCATCCAGCGCAGCCGCGCCTTCTTCGCCGGTGCCCGCAACGGCGTCACGAAGCGCGCCCCAGGAGGTAAGTGGAGCCGTCGCGCCATTCGCAAGGTCCGTGGCGGCGCGACGGTAAATATTGGCTGTTTCCAGTGCATCCGCTGCAATGCCATCCAGCCCAAGGTCGGGAACAGAGAGTGGGTTATCCTCGAAGGCTCGCCTAAATGCCTCTGCCGCAGCCGTTCCCGCATCTGCGGAGGCGCCTGCAAAAGGGTTCGGGATGTCGCCAAGGCTGATTTCCCCGATTTGCCCGAAGGTGGTCTCGATGCCGACCGCCGCCAGCGCATCGCGAATGCGCCCCGTGAAGGCATCAATCCTGCGGATCGCGCCGTTCAGCATGGCCTCGATCCCATCGAGCATGCGGTTGGCGGCCGTGAACACGAGGTCCCCTATTACCGCAGGAAGTCGGGACCAGATTTCGCGGACCGCCAAGAGCGCACCCTCAAAGGTATTCGCCGTGGTGTTGCCGAAGGCGACCACACTCTCGATGGCTCCAGCCATGCCGGTCGCCGCATCGGCTTTGAGATCATAAAACATGGCTGTGGCACGCGACCCGGCCGCGTTGGCCCCCATTTTGATCCGTTCCCAGACCTCGACAGCGACATCTTTCAAGAGCCGCATGGCCTCGCCGAAGCCGCCTGCGCCAGAGGCAAGCCGCGTAAACCAATAGACCAGCTCGCCTGCGCCCACGATGAGGGCGCCGATGCCTGTGCGGATAAGCGCGCCTTTCAGAACCACGAGCGTGGTGGCGAGGCCTCGGACAGAGAGCGCCGCGGCGGCCATGGCGGCCACCCAGCGTCCGGCGAGGAAGGTGGCGAAGGTGCTCGCATAGATCGCCAGTCGGTCGAGATTGGCCAGTACCGCATCAAACGCTCGACTGATAGGGCTGCTGCTGGACGCAAGCGCGACGAACGCATTGGCCGCGGCCTCTAGCGTGGGCGCTAGCGCCACCGCAATCCGGTTGCGCACCCCGGTGAAGACCTGCCCGATGCTGACCAGCGCCAGTTCGGATCGGCGCATCGCGACGATGGCATCGGCGTCCAACACCGCACCCAATGCCTGTGCCTGCGCCCCAAGCCGGGTCATTTCCGCGCCGCCGTTCTGCAAAAGTGGGATCAGCCGCGTCGCATCCGAGGCCATTGCCTCGAGATAGAAGGTCATTTCCTGTTGGCTGACACCGGCGCGCTCAAGGCTGTCGACATATAGCTGCAGCGCCTCGGGTCCCGAAAGCCGGGCGAACTGGTCGGCCGTCACACCTACTCTTGGTGCGATATTCTCGAAGAAATCCGCCATCGGGCCACCACCCGTCTGCAGGAAATCCCCTACCCGATCGTTCACATCCTTCAGGATATCGGCGAGCTTTTCCTGTGCGATACCCACAGTTGCTGAAGCCGCTGACCAGCGTTGGAATACTTCCGGGTTGGCATTGGCCACTTGGGAAAGCTGGTTGATTTCGTTGGCCGCTGCCACGGTTGAGCGGGTCATCGCGACAACCGCACCGGCTAAGGCAGTGGCGGCAGCGGTCGCGGCGATCCGCGCCCGGCGCGCGAAGGCGGCCATGCGGGTGTTCGCGAGTTCCATTTCGCGGCTGAGACGGCCGAAGCCCCGCGACCCGGCCTCGCCGACGCCTTCCAGCTCGGCGCGCACTTGGCGGCCGCCCGTCGCGGAAAGCCGGACGGAAACGCGCTTTTCTGCCATCGGAACATTTCCTCGGTGGGTCACACCTCGTTCCCAATAGAAACGAGGTCAGGTGAGACCTGATCCGGCCTGCATTGTTTCGTTGATCTTGCGCACCATCACCGCCTCAACGGGCGGCAAGAGTTCCGCGACGATGAGGGGCGAAAGCCCAAGGGCTGTGCCGAGTTGCAGCGCCGCAGCCATATCCCAGCCGAGTACAGCGCCGCCGCTCACGCCTCCCGCCACCCGAACCTGGCCGCCAAGCCGCTGCACTAGATCCCAGACCTGCCAGCCCTCGAGTGTCAGCGGTTTATGAAGGCTACGCGGACATTCCGGGCATGCGGAGGAACATGCCGCGCAATATTCGCCGCCCCCGCCGAACTCCCAGTCGGCGAGAGCGGTCAGGCGTTTTTTTCCGCATCCAGAATGAGCGCGCCCGCGATGTACTTCGTCTGAAAGGCCTCGAAGATCGGCCAGAGTTCGAGCAGCGCGTCGATGCCCTCGGGCGTCAGGGGCAATGGCTTTCCGACCTCATCACCGACGCCGTCCCAGTCCTTGACGACAATGCGGCCGACAGCTTTGGCGACAATGCGGGCTAGATCGTCGTTTGTATGGGCAGCATCGCTTTCTGCATCTGCCGCGGCGGCGACAATTGCCGGATCGCTGCGCGCGGCCAACATAATGGCCGTGGTCAGGGGCTCCACCAGCAGGCGGACACCATAGCCCAAGTCGAGCCACTGGGGTTCATTCGAAAGGTTCAGGCGCAGCACGGTCAGTAATCCTCGCGGTCGTTGGTGAGCGTTACGGTGCACATCCGGCCCGCGACGGGATCGCTGGCAGCCTGCCAATCAAAGGTAGCCTGCACGCCTTGCGGGCCGGAAATCTCGATCCGAGGGCGCGGCAGATAGACGGCGTGGGCGGTCAGGGTCAGGGTCTCGCTGGTGGGCAGCGTGTAGGAGAACTCGAGCTCGCAGGCCTCGCCGTTGATCGCTTGTGTCACCAGCGTCTGATCGGCAAAACGCACGACGACATTGCCGGTCAGTGCCGCGATAGAAGGGTCCGCGCCGTCAATCTTGCCGTCGGCGCGGATGGTCTCGATGCGATCGAGATTGTTGGCATAGGTAAGGTCGGCAGAGACAACGTTACCGATATTGGCCCCGTTCCGCGTGATCGAACCGTTGAAATGGCCAAAGCGTTTCAGGGTGATATTGGCGGGTGTGCCCGCCGCGGTGCTCGTGGCGATGTTTTCGCCTTGGGCCACGATGCTGGCCGTCGCGGTGAGCAAGCCTGACCGGGCCATCTGCCAGCTTAAGGAATCCACCATGCAGCCGGAATACATCGCATAGCGCGGCACCTCGGGCATGCCGGTCTCGACCGAGAAGGACGGTAAGGTCCAGTTTCCGGAGCGGAATTCGTGCGTGTAGGGTCCGGCGCCGGTTGTCGCCGGGGTGCCAAAGGCTGCCTTGAGCCAGAAGCCGAAGGCCTCGGCATCCAGCGGCACGACCACGTCGCCATCCGCGGTCACCGCATCCTTTATCGGGGCCTGCGGATCGCGGCCGTAGCCCAGAAGCTCGGAGGTCTGCAGCGGTTGCTCGGCCCCCAGCGTCGTGCTGGCAAAGGGCATTTTGGTGAAGCCGCTCACAGGCGGCGTGCCATAACTCGTCTCGAACGCAAGCGCCATCTGCGCCCGCGCCCCTTGGGCTCGTGCCATGGTGTTCTCCTCAGGTTGTCGGGGTCAGGCCAGTGGGTCGGCCGTGGAATAGTGCAAGACGACCGGAATAACCGCCGCCTTCAGGCTTGCCGCGCCCTCGACAGGCAGATCGACAGACTGCGGCGCTTCAGCCTCAACCCAGTCGCAAAGCCCGCCCAGCGTGCGGTCGGCGGCGAGCGCCGTGCCGATGCTGGCGCACAGGGCGTCGAAGGCCGCATCACGGTCCGCGCCCTGGACGACGGCTTCGATCTCGGCCCGGTGCTGGTAGTGGTAAGTCAGAGGCGACAAGGTGACGTCCGGTTCTCCCGGTTCGCCATCGCGCAAGATCAACAGGCCGGTGGCCGGGACGCGCTCGGGCAGTACCTCGCCTCGTAGGGCGACGGCGGGCACCGTCAAAAGCCGCGCGTGCAGCGCGGCGAGTATGGTTTCGCGGATTGAAGGCATGTCACTCCCGGACCACCGGGGGTGGCTCGTTCTCAATGCTCTGTGTCACCCTTTCTGGGCGACAGGTTTGCCAGATGGCGCGGCAAGTCGGATCGGCTGTGCAGGAAATCGATGATGATGACCTGCTCGGCGTCTTCGACAAACACCACGAAGTGCTGACCTGCGCGCGCAAAGCGCAGATCTTCATTAAGATCCGGATCGATGATCCGGCGGCAATCCTGCGACTGCGCCATGCCCGCCGCGATGTTCCGGCAGACGGCAATCAAGTCTTCTTCGTAGGCAGCAGCCTGCCTGGGGCCAAAAGTCTCGACCGTCCAAATCGCGATATCGATGAGGGAGCGTTCCGCCGCTCGTGTCAGGCGCCAAGGCTTGGGCATGGTCGGCTCGGATCAAGACCGATTGCGGGCAAGAGCGAAGGCACGGCGCATGGCGTTTTCGCCACTGCCTTCGGCCAACTCTCCTTGCTGGGCTTGATCAAGGCCAACCGACAGGCGTGAGCGCAAATCGCCAAGTTCCGCTTCTTCGCGTTCCAGAAGGCGTAGTCCTGCCCGCAAGGCTTCCGAGGCATTTTGATAGCGTCCCGAGGCAACCAAGCGGTCGACCAGGTCGGATTGCGTTTCAGTCAGAACAACGTTTCTCGTGGCCATGGCAGTCTCCATCAGCTTCATTGGCAATATATGCCAATACTGCCAGCTTGTCGACTAGCCCTGTCAAACCCGTTCAGACCCCCAATTCGCCACGATCAGCCCCGGCACCGCCGCCTGCGCACGCTCAGCATCCCGCGCCAGATCGAGCCGTTTCGTGAGCTTCACCTGTGGCACCAGCAGAAAAATTGGCACCGTCGCCTTGCCACGACCCGTCTTGGATCGCGACGCAACGCCCAACCCGCGGCTGTTCAACCGCCCGTCGGCCACCAAGAGGCTCGGGCCGCGTCGACGATAGACGAACCGCAACCGTAGCCCCCGCCGCCGTTCCCATTCCCCAGGCGTGATGCGCCCACCTTTCAGGCCTTTGCCGGCCGCCGCGGTCGGTATGGCTAGCCAGAACCCATCTTTCGAGCGGATCAGCGGTCCCGTGTCGTGCGCGCCCACGATGACCGGAGCCTTCGACCAAACCAGCGCAGAGGCTTTCAAGCTTTCACCGGCCTTGGGATAGGTCTGGCTCCGGATCGAATTCGCAAGCCTCCGGCCAAGGCCCGCTTGGGTGATCTGCCCGCGCCAGGCGGATTTCAGGTCGGTTCCGGCTTCGCGCATCGCAGCGCTGACAGCCTTTTCGCCGGCCTTGATCTCGGCGGCCATCACGGCGACGAGGTCGGGTGTGATGTCCAGGCCCAATTTCATGCGGGGGTCAGTTCAATGGTCCAAATGAGCCGCTCGCGGTCACGGCGCGGCTCACCCTGGATCAGGAAGGTTTCGTCCCCGACCAGGATCTGCTCCTGAGGTCGAGGGTCTGGAATATCCACCACCCGAACATCGATCCGAGTGGTGTCTGACATAAGCCGCGCCGATCCGAACTCGGTGATCTCATCGGGGCGGCGCAAGATGCCCCGGGCGCGCGTAAATTGCCCTTCGCTGTCCCGATGCCAGATCTCGACCGAGAGATTGGCATCGAGGAACAGCACCCCGAGGGCGTCAGTGAAGGCGCTCATCAGGTCCGTTTGGCTGAGCGCAGCACCTGAGGCCGGGTGCAGATCGGCAGCGGGTTGCTTTCGATCTCAAGGCGCACCCATTCGTCCCGGTCGCGATCAGGGATCATGCGCGCATAGAGCGGCAGGCCGAGCGTGTTCACCGTCTCGAACGTGTCGGCCGGGGCGTAGTAAATCTCGAAGAGCCCCTCGACCCCTTCAGGGTAAAAATACGCCTTGTCCGTGGGCACGCCGAAGCCGAGGCCCCCGCGATAGCGGCGGAAGGTGATGCCGCCAAAGCTGACCTCTTCGCCGACGCGGCCGCGCAAATCGGCTGCGGCTGCGGTGTTGAGATAGGTCTCGCGCACCTCCTTGTGCGCAACAAGATCGGCAAAGAAGGCCGAGCCGCATTCTGCGCGGA